GTATAACCGTTGACCCCTGGTGGCTTATCCACTGGTAAGGAATGGATGACGATGAAATTGTAGCCGGAGCTGCACGAGCATCTAGCCCAACAAGCAGTTCGTTGTGTGCTCCAGCCATATGCCGTATGGCTCCACGCTTGTCTGACGGCAAGCCATCATCCCTGTCTGGCCCCATAATGCTGATAACGGCTGCATTATTGCCATTGATATATTTATATATCCCATTCCCTGAAGGAATATAGACCGAGTCACGCCAGGTAATTGTCCCCTTCCCATTGTCCGGGTGGACAGGGAAGTCCATCTGGGTGTTTTCCCACATGGCATTGTCAGCGTTGTGTGCGAATAATCCTCGTGTAGTCGCTGCGTAGATAATGGGAATACCTAGGGCATTGCGAGCCACGAATAATGCTGTGACGGAGCCGTCAGGTAGTGGCAAGACGGCATCATTCACCTCTGTGCCTATGGCCGTGGCATACCAGAGCTGGCCTACATGAGATATACCCCAGAGCCTCTCATCCCAAACAGTCACAAACTTTGTGTCTGTTGCGTCTGTTGTCCAGCTTGAGCCATTTGATGAGTAGGTGTACCCACTCCCATTGCTATCGTAATGAGCAAAGACCAGGTAGGTTGTCCCTCCTGCATCTGTAAACACCACGCTGTCAGTTACCTGGTCAGTAGCACTCTGTGTGAGTGCTGACCCCCATGTATCGCTTGTATTGTTATACTTAAACAGCTTGGGACTCTCTGATACTGACCCGTTCCAGAAGGCATAGACCTCATCAGATAGGGTGTTGATCGCTCCTATCGCAGGGTCAGTAAGTCCGTGAGAAGGGCTTGAAGATTCTGTTGCTAGCCCCGGAAGGACTAGGTGGTTCTTGTAGCGGAGCTGGCACGTTGAGTACCACGCACGGCTTGTTTCTGCCCCTCCCTCCATGCGGTTGATGCCAATACCCCCACGCCAGTCAGACCATGCAATGATGGATGATCGGAGCTGAGAGTCCTTGGTCGTATCCCCAATGACAACCTTGCCAGGGTAGATGGACGCAAGCGTAGACCGTACCGGGCGGGTAGTCGGATAGTACACGCCGTTGAGAAAGATCTCATTTGCTTCAACAACGGAATTTGCCATCAGTCTACCGACCTGATATTAACAAGCATTGGGAATGCTCTCCTTGCACGTTGTGCTTGGTCAGTCCAGAAAGCACTAATTTGCCTTCTGGCATCAGGGTCTGTGCCGGGTCCACTGGATGCCGCAAGGAATGCCAGAGATATCGCATTGGCGATAATATAATCCTCATCAATCTCTGTTGTGGTTGAGTCAGATGTAAGCAACGCTGGCTTGTCCCCACCTGTAATCTTTATCAGGCTATACCCAACTGCCTCATGTCCGTCACGAATAAGAACCAGATCACGGGACTCCTTATCTATCTTCCAAGTTCTTCTGTCCAGTGTGGCCCATTCAGCCGTATCGTTTGCTACGGCTACGATGTCATCTATCCACACTGTGCAAGCCCCCAGATCTGAATCGTACTCAAGTCCCACCGATATGATCGCTGTATCTGTCTCAGGGTTTGAAAGAGACATTCTTACAAAAGTCCAGGTATCAGCAGACAAAGCCGGAATGCTGAGTGTTTCCAGTGGACTTGCACAGGAGGCTGTATCATCGAGCAGAAGCTTCAGGTTGCCTGAGCTGGTCGCTACGGTACTCTTCACCCACATCTCTATGGTGTCATATCCAGAGATGTTCTTGCTTGTAATACTGTCTGTAACGAAATCTCCTGCAGAAGCACCAACAGCTATCACCATCTTCAGTGCCTGGGAACCTTGCTTCTTGTCTTTTGTGTCTAAACTTTGGGTGAAGTCCCCATCAGTTTTCTCGTCAAAGGTCGTACCGCAGGCATGAATCCTGGTGGAGCTTACCTTGTCACGGTACTCTACCTTGGAAATCATAGAGATATTCGATGGAATATCGAACCTTGTCTGGTGTCCATCTCCATGAAGTTCTATGTTTTCAATTGGGTCATAGACCCATCCAGTCGCTGACATAATGGACTGGTTAATGAAGTCGTCAATGTCATCTGGGTTGTATGCACCATCCCACAGCTCGTAGGACTCTGATGCCGTAGATGCCGTAGCTGCCGGCATGAATGTCAGCGTTGTAACATTACTTGAGATGGCAGAGTCTGTGACTCGCCTCGTCAACGTGTCGTTGCTACCGCTTGTGAATCGTACCCACTTGCCTATCTGGTTATCTGCACCACCCAAGACAAGCGTGTTGTCCAATAGCGTCGTGGTGCTACCGCTACTTGATGCGGAAGACACATATAAACCGCCAAGTGAACGGCCTATGTGCTGTCTCAGTTGCTCACGGGTCCTCCCTTGTATTGCTGGCATTGTACTTCCTCATTATTTTCGTGTGGAATTGCTTTGCTTTTTTGCACGTTGCAGTGGCTTTACGGCACGGAGAGCGATCACGAACTTCGGATCTTTCAATCGCTCCTTCTGTTCTGGGGTAAGCCTTTTTGGGGCTTGCCGTGCCATATTAGTACCCGCTCTTTTTCTTCTTGTTCCCGGTCATCTTCTTGCCTGTGCGCTTAGACTCGCGCTTAGCGGCAGCTCGCCCTGCTGCTGTGTAAGAATATTTCTTTCCACCTACTTTAGGCATATCTATTTCTCCTTCAGGCTCTTCCCCGTCTTCGCCTTATCCAGCTCCTCAAGCATTCGCCTATTCTCTGACATTGCTCCATCAAATGCGATGGATATCTCTGATAGCTTTCGCTTCAAAGCCTGGTTCTCGACCTGGAGAGCCACTATTGGGTTTGCCTGCATCACCGATTGGATGTCCTCTTGCTTTATTTCAAGTTCCATTTCCACTTCCTAATAATAAATTTTTCCTGAAGTACTTTCCCTACGCTTCGTGCGGTACTTGAGGAACTCATTGAGAGCCTTTCCTATCTGCTTCCTCTCTTCACTCGTAGCGGGGCGTTTGTCATATTTCTCATTGACCTCGCTAATGAAGCTCTCGGTAGCATGACCCATCATGTCCTCAACCTCAGCCTGAGAGGTATCAGAATCAGCAAGTACACGGATAATCTGCTTGTGTACCTTACCGAAACGATCCTTGGCTTCCACCCTTAGTTCGTGGGAAACTATCTTGTTTCCTATATTGCTCCCAACGGGAGCTACCCCATTATAAGTAGCCCCCGTCGGTGTCCACAAAGTACTCATCTACATCCTATTCCTAGTTGCGGATTGCCAGCATCACGATCTGGTTGTCAGTGTCAACAGATGGGATGTTCATCGCATGACCGATGGGTCGTGTGTCCTCTTCAGAAGAAGCGTCCCACAAGTCAAATGCACCTGATTCACCTGATGCCTGGCTTACACCGATAGCATCACCGACAACAGCAACCGCTGCTCCTGACAAGACAGAAGCAATACCTGCGGTCTGTAGCCAGAAGTAGTAAGAAGCCGTGACGGGGATTGGGTTCACACCCAATGGCCCAGTAGTCATGGTTCCGTCACCGTCAATGATCTTGACATCCTTGTATGGGCTGTAAGAAATCCCAAAAAGGGACGAAGTGGTTAAAGCTGTCCGTATACCATCTGGCTCATCAATCGTGAAGATGACTGTGTTGTCCTCAGACGCATCATGCTTCGGATGGGACTTGATTCTGTAGACCTCGCCCTGTCCTGGGCCATCATTGATGAGAAGATATCCATCTGCATACTGATTTTTCGTGAGGTCGGTAGTAGGAACTTCAAGACTGATTGTCGTGTCTCCTACCGAATGTGCTTCCGTGGCTGCAACGTCCATGTCGTGAGCAGCTACGGCTGCAATGCCGTCCACGATCTTCCCTGCAGGGGTAATTGCACTAGAGCTGTTCTTGGCATAGTAGAACACCCTGCCGTCAGGAAGCTCTGCCCTTGTACCGAGCTTCTGCTTCTGCTCGGAAGACTCAACCTTCTCGTTCCCGTAACTTAAATAAACCGTCGTTGGAAATGCCATAGCACTCCTCCTTCTATAAACAGGCTCTATGTCCTGCGAATGCCGTTATTAAATTTTTCGCCAGGCACGGCTTTCTTTACACCTAGCTATCCCTATGGTAGGGACCAACCTTCTTGAACCTTTTTGCCTTGGAAGGCTCTGGCTTCTCAGCTCCTTTGCTGGCTCCACACCATCTACAGGTGCATGAGTCACTTGGAGGCCACTGGAGAAGCCCTTGCCTTGCTTTCCTATTCACGTAGTCAGGTTGCCCTGGAAGATTTGGTAGAGCAGTCCCCGCAGGACTCACGACTTCACCACTGGGATTCTTCGTCGCCCGGTGGCGATAGAGCGTGATCTTCGGGGGCCAGTCATCAATATAGTTCCAGGAGTACCCCTGACTGGTTAATTCCTCTCGTAGTCCAGTACGTTCCTTAGTAGTCATTGGCATACTGTTTCACTCCTTACGACGTTGCGGGTGTTCCGGCATCCAGCGTGAGGGCTACGCCCTTGCTGTCATCAAGCTCGAATACCCCGTAGTCGGCTGTAATTACAACCTCGGTTGCCCGAAGGGATGCGTCCCTCTGACGCTCAGTTCTCGTATCAACACTCTTCAGAACTGCCAAGGCAGACCTGTCAGCACATACGCCAATAGCGTCATCGCTGGAGTCGATAGAGATGTTCCCATCTTCAAAGATCGGAACCCCATTGATGGGGCGAAGACCGCTGAAGAAGTTGCCGAGAAGGTCAGCAGACCATCCAGCAGGAACCGGGTAGGTTGCCGATGCCGTCACCGCAGTGTTGGCAATGTCCCACACCGCAAATGGGTGCTGGACGATGTAAACCTGTGACCCAAACTTGTTGCCCTTGGCATACGCCACGGTTGCAGATACGTTTGCAAGGCTCATGGAGCGTCCTGCAGCACCTATGTCGGTGCTGAAACCACTATAGAGATCCAGAACGTCCTTGTCCTTCTTTCGTGCCATGCCATCACCAAGCTGTCGCCCGATGATAGAGAACACGTTCTCGGCACTCTGTCGTGCCAGTTTATCGGTAATGATGATCTTGGCTCCTACCTCTGCCGCAGTAAGATCTACCGTTGTCATCCCGATGTCTTCCTCATCAATGATGTCTTGACCATCGACGAGATCGCTCATCGACATCTGGGCTACCTTCGGAACAGTAACCTGCTTAGAACCCTTGGGCAACGTGAATTGCTCAATGAGGTTCATCGCTGGTGCATTATGTTCCTCAGTATACCTCGCCGATGCGATGATAATCCTTTGGGCATTTTCCAGATTGCCCGTTGATGCTGCCTGTGCCATATCAGTCCTCCTTAACTAATTTCCCAATGCTAATCTTCTCGCAGCCTGTAACGCTGCATCCGACCTATCCCCGGCTATATATGCTTCCAATAGCCGATCCTGGTTCGATACCGACTCCGCCGATCCCTGACTATTGTCGAAAGTCTGCGGTGCGACACGCCCCTGCTTTAACCTCGCATTCTCTGCGATAAGTCCTCTCTCACGCTTCATACGCTGGGCTTCCCTCTCCATATCTGCTGGAGTATTAGCCGCCTGAAGAGACATAAGGTCATTCAGCATTTGCTGGTTTGCCAGCCCATGCTTTTGCATAAAGTGAACAGCCGCTGCCTGTCTTCCCTGAACATAGCCAAGCATTTCAGCGGTTTCAGACTCCTGTTGCCGGAACTTCTGTTCCTGTTGCACATACCGCCGAGCCTGCTCTCTTGCCTGCTCTGGCATATATCCTGCATCATTAAGCTGTTGCTCATATGCACGAGCCGTTCTTCCAACCTTATCTTTCCACTCACGCTGAACATCAGCCTGTTGGTATCTACGAAGTTCGTCAATAGATTTCTGGTCAACCTGTGGAGCAGGCTGCGGAGGTGGGGTCTGTTGAGCCACTGTATCTACCGGGGCGGCTCCCTGTTCTTCCGTAATAACAGGTGCGTCCCCCGAAGGTACAGCTTCTGGAGATTCTTCGGGAGTTCCTTCAGCCGGAGCTTCTGGTTCCGCTACCTCCGTAGCTGGCTCAACCGGGTCCACTACTGTAACAGTCTCATCTATGTCCTGCGGCTCTATCGACGTAACCATAATTTACTCCTTTTCCTCTATATATAGTACACCTATTAGTCAAATCCACAATATTTAGTAGTCATTTTCCACTTTTTACTTGTCGTCTTGCTATTTGTGAGTTCTGTATTCGTGTAACGGTAGTGGGTGGAAGAACACTTAGAATTACATCGGAAACAGGTCTTCTGTTCGTATTTCTATATATATATTGGAGTTGCTCTGGCCTCTTGTCAGCCAACCCGCTCTCATACGACTCTCTCAATTCTGAATACAGGCCAGGATTAAAGACATTATTTAGATAAGCCATATCGGTCAGTTTATAGTACACGTTCAAAGCCCGCTTATTTGGATCTTTCTCATTTGGATCTGCTTGGTCGGGATCATAATTATAGTCTTTCGCAGCCTGCTCCCGCCTAATCCGAGCGGCATTCTTAATATCAAAGTATTTACTTGCCGCATCCTTCTTAGTGAGACTCTTGTCCATAATTGATATTTCCAAGCCCGCCATTTTTGTAGCCACCTCTAGATTGATATCTTCTATTTCTGCCCAGTATCCATCGGGTGTTTGCCTCTGGGGAATCTCGCCCTGTTCAATAGCAGACTGGATGCCCTCCCGAACAACATCCTGCTGGTACGGCTCAAGGTCTACGAACTTATTGCCATACTGCTTTCTCGCAAACTCATTGCTGAAGTCACTGTAAGACATGGGAGATGTCTTTACCCCTAATCCTTCTATTCCCCCTCCAACGAATGCCTGTTTCCAAGGCATCCCATGCTGTATAGATGTTGCAATATTCTGAACTGTGAACGGTAGCACTCGCTTTATCAATGCTTCAGGGGAAAGAGTATCATCACCAGTAAAGGTTTTTCCTGGCAGTCCATCCCGGAAAAGATCAACGCCAAAACTGATCAGCGGATTCCCTTTTGTTCCTACAGTATACTCGAGAAAATCTGTTAACTCTTCATATTGCTTCTGTGTAATCAAGCCATATGTCAGGTCCGTAGCCATGAATATTATTCTTGCCAGCGAATCATACGCCCCCATAGGTTTAAGATCATGTCCATAGACACGGATGGAAAGGAAGTTCGGATTAAGAGCAATTTCATTTTTAGCCAATCTCCTTGTATCTATTGGATTCAGCACGTCCATTAAATCCCTCTTTTGCATGATTGCAGTAGCAGTAACTAATCCTGTTGTTACAGCTACAAGATGACTAATATATCTTCTAGCCATATTTCCTTCGATAGTTCCAAAGGAAGCTAGCTTTAATACTTCCTCAATAGATGCCCGTGTATACCGTGCAGCAAAGAGGCTATCGTCTACCATCTTCCAGCCCGGGCCTCTTCCCCGGCTTTTCGATACCCCGGTAGCCCTATTGATACCCCTTGCGATAGCATCTTCCTCATCAGGTGTAAGAGCACGTTTGAATTTCTTTGCATATATCCTGGTTTCCAGATCAAACAAGTCTATCCGCTGTCTCGTGTTGAAGCGAATAAAGTGATTATTGAATTGCCTTATTCCGAGCTTAGATATGACTGGAATCCTATCCATCCAGTTTTGTGCCTGGAACTCAGCCAGCTCACCCGCATCACCAAATATAGCAACCCCCCTGGAGGCAGCCCGCTGCCCTTTAGGGCTAGCCAGCAGCGCATCGTAAGCAGTGCTATCTACGATATCCTTAAAACTTTTTACGAAGAAATTATTTAGCGTTGTTATAGGATGTATCGCAAGGGCCGATACCTGTTGTCTCAGAAATGCTGAGAAGTCAAGTGTCGCATTGAGAAACCGTACCGACTTTGTGGTATTCAAAACCGCATTCATGTACTTGTTCTGTGCATACTTGGGGCCACGACTCCAATAGTGCTTTCGTATCGCCTGTGCATCTGCCTTAAGAAAGTCTCTTCCAGCTAGCATTGGAGTATAGTCAGTGGATATTGTAACTCTTCCTTCTGGTATCTTTTTAGCCTCTAACTTCGCTTTTCGCCACGCAGGAGCTAATCTGCTTGATTCCTTTCTAATATCCCTGAGTAGCCGTTGAGTCCCTGCAAAGTCCTGACCCCTGAACCGACCCCGTTTAATTCGGATAGCACCTACTGCATCTCTAAAAGCATCAATGGCTGGGTCATCAGAATCTATAAATGCCTTAATAGCTACATCCTGCTCCTCTGAAAGGTGTAGGCCGCTTTGCCTTAATGACTGTGCTTGTTGCCGAAGAGTCTCTACGCTCTGCTTTAATATAGGGTCTGTTCGTGTTAAAGCAGTCTCGCTGAATGGTACCAGCAATCCCTTCATATGCTCGTTAGCTGAACCCGTCAGATATCTCTCAGCATATTCATCAATAGACTCTAACGGATGAGCATAAACAGTTCCTCTGGCCTCTGCTTCGGCAACATCTCCTACTCCAACTTTACGACCACGCTCTATGCCGATACTACGCAATCCTCCCCCTGTACCACTACCCCTCCCTAATGCTTCTTCGCCTTCAGCCACCTTCAATACTTTTCTGTGAAGAAAATCACCTTCTTCTCCAACACGTATCTCATCTGGTCCTATCCCAAAGAGTTTTCTTTCTTCCTTAATATCCGAAATTATTCTTGTTAGCTTCCGAACTCCCTCCATTTGCTGTGGAGTAACCTGTGGATATGCTAGTGGGTTCTCAGCAACATCATAAATACTCGGCGTACCTGGAACATCCAGCATACGAGTTTTAGACTCACCCGATTCTGCTGTTTTCCCTATTCTGCCTGTAAGTCGAAGAGCATCCTTGGCTCTAGACCGTAAAATATTTCTAGTAGAAGTTATCTGGTCATCAAGATCTTGAGCTACTCTCAAAGCATCCTTGACTTTATACTTCAAGCCCAGCGCTTTGGTTGTGATAGCCTGAAGGAGATTCCCTTTTCTCAGATCTGATGTTGGAGAAGGCCCAGGTGATATATCATCCACCGCACCTCCCGGCTCTATTGGTGGTGGTATATCATCCACCGCACCTCCTGGCTCTATTGAGGTCCGAGCGGTGGTAGCCCAAGGCTGTTTTCCAATCCCCACATCTCTCTTATATTCAGCCATGGCTTCCTTGGCAGCCTTACCCCGCACGAAATTTTCTTGAGTTTTCACCGCCATCCGTGCAGCTTCTTCGGCTTCCTTTGCAGCAGCAAGCTGATCGTCAAATGTTTCAATAAACCACTCTGCCTCGTTACGATCAACTTGATCTTGTAATCTTCTAGTTAAGGCTTCCTTCCTCGCACTTGGCGTAATAGATACATCAGCAGCTTCCGTCACGGCAGGCATCTCTAATCGTTGTTGTGCTTGCAGTAGTCTTTCCTCCAAGGCACGTGTCGCATCCTTTGCCTGCTCGTGCCGAGCTTCGAGAATCACAAGTTTAGCACGAGGCCCTTGTGCCATTGTTGTTGCCTGTGTAGCCTCCACCTCGGCAGTCGT